CTTATAAACAAATGGCTAGAACATTTGGTTTAGGATTTAGTAGAAAGGAAATTCTAATGCCATCGGTTATGAAAGCCATGTATTATAGAATGGCACAATTAAAGGCTAAGAAAAGAGACCTAATTACAGGTCCAGAGTTTACAAGTAAATTCCAACAGACAATTAACAATAAAATAATGCCCCTATTGGAAAGAGGTTATCAAGTCCAAACCTATGAAGGTATAATAGCCAAAATAGCGAGGGATGATAAAAGATTCTTCGCTAAGGAAGACATTAAAGAAATGTTTGCCTATTTCCTAATCTTCAAAGATTATGAAAACGTTACCGAAGAAAATAAAAAGTTAATTAATGATATTCTAAATCAAAGATTCGCATTGGGCGACGAACAACAGACACTAAGAAGAATCCTATTGGACATTTACCGTGAATTCAGTTTTGGAACTTTAGGAAAACTAAACGAAGAGGCTAGAGAAGTTCAAAGGTATATTCAAAGTGGCAAATTGAGACTATCAATGGACTTCCTCAAAGCCGACATATCTTCTCTTGATGAGGATAGGAGAAGGGAGATAAAGACCATATTGCAAAACTCTCATCCCACAGAATACTTTGGTGAAGATTATTTGAAGTTAGGAAAACTTATAAATATATTGGGCGATGTGGCTGATACAGACGAGGAAACATTATTGGAAGAATTGGGTGTTGAGAATCTACAAATGGTTAAAAAGGCAGCCGCTTTGAGAAAAATATATGAAAGACTTTATAGGACTCTAAGAGATATTGTATATGAGGAGAAATAAACATGGAAGAAGAAATTGTAAATGTATTAAAAATGCTAGTAGAAAAGGTTCAAGATTTGGAACGTAAGTTGCATGAATCAGAAACCACATTGATTAAGTCGGGCTTTGTTGCTACAACGCCTTCACCTTATTCAAAGCCTAATAGAGGTATGCCCTCTAACAAAGAAATTCAAAGTATGGATTGGGACGATATTCATGACTTTGTATCAAGAATGGAGGGAAGATAATGAACGACGAAAAATCAGAATTTAGCCTATACACAGAACTATTGACAAGATTGCAAGAACTAGAGTATGTAATTAATAATGCGCTAGGTTCAGAAGACTTTGAAGCCGAGGTAAATACCTACAAACCAATTAAACCTAAAGTTGTAGATGTAGAAAGATTGGCTGCTAAAAATGTAAGCAGTAGTCCATCTATTGCTAAGAGTCCACGCAGTAGAAAACTAATGCCAGAAAATTTAATCTACAAAGATGAGGAAACAGAACCTAGAGAAGACCCGCCAGATATGGGAGATGCTGAAATGCCTAAAAATGTAGAGGATTCAGAACTTCCCGAAGATTCACAGGAAAAGCAATTGGAGTTGGCTTTGGAAACTGCTCTTGCCCTATTGAGAAAGAAAAAGAATACTCTCTCGGTTATTGATTCTGAGGCAAATAGAGTTAGACCGCCTCTTGACTCATAGGTGATAAATTGAATCCCTTTGACATACCTTTCGATAGTATCAATAAAAATGTTTCTTCCCTAAGAAACATGGTTAGGGCTACTTTTCTAAGTGCTAAGGATAATCCTAAAGCATATGAAAAAGATTGGGAAAGATTGGTTGTTGAATTAAGACAGATGTTAGAAGACCCCGAAATTAAAGAAAGGTTTCCTAATATCGACACAAGCCTTCTATATTCCGATGACTCTTATAATACAATGGAACAGGGGCAGCAATTATATGAGCAGTTTATGGCAGAACAAGCACCTGTTGAGATTATAAAGCAGGAAAAGCCAGAAAAATTTATTGAGCCTAACAAACCCATGTATCGTATATTTGATATTGAGGATATGAAAGAGATTAATGGTTTTACAGGAGATTTTTTTGTTCAAGAAAAATATGATGGTTTGCGAGTACAAATTCACAAGTTTAACAATGAGGTTAAAATTTACAGTTTTAATGGAAGAGATATTACTAATAAATTTGAAAAGTGTGTAAAAGTTTTAGAGGAAAGAACATTCCCCAATTGTATTTTAGATGGTGAAGCGGTTCTCTATAAGGGAGATGACCCATTGGTTAGAGCCGATACACTAGCATTTATTAACAAAAAAGTAGAATCTGAGGGGGATATTAAACTACACATTTTTGACATAATGTATTTTGAAGATGAATCTATTGCTATGGAAAAATTAGAAGACAGAATGCAAACTCTAATTTCAAATTTTTCAGCGCATTCTGACGAGCGAGTAATGTTTCCTAATAAGAAAAATACTAGAGAAGCCGATTCAATGGAAGAAATTGAAGAGTATGCTATGGAAATTATGAATAACCCTACATCGGAAGGTGTAGTAATTAAGGATGCAAAGTCTTCTTACATTATTGGTAAAAAGAAAAATCCTAAGTGGATTAAGTGGAAAAAGTTTGTAGACCTTGACGTGATGGTTCTCGCAGTTAAAGAAAATAAAAATGGCACATTTGGTTACACAATCGGTATTGGTCCAGTTGAAGAAGATACCCCAAAGGCATTTGAACTTGAAGGTAAATTCTATATGAATTTGGGTAAAACCACAAATACAAATAAAGAAGTGGAGGTTGGTAAAGTTATTAGGGTTAAGGCTGATGAAATTATGGGCAATCCCAAAAAGGGTTTCTCGCTTTTCAATTCTAAATTCCATGAGATTCCCGAAGCGGCTGAACCAGAAAAATTAATCACCCTAGAATTTTTAACTAAAGATGGAAAGAAAAGTTTGGGGGATTACACTATTGATGCTCTAACAAAATCATATACAATTACCGATAATGTTCATGGAATGGCTAAATTTGACACAGGTTTAGACCTTGATGGTTTTGTGTTTCACGGATTTAAAGATAAAAACCTTATGTCTAAAAATGCCCTAATTAATAAAGATATGTGGGAAAAACAACTAAAGGCTGCCTATGGAAAAGACAATGGAAAGTTCTTTATCTTTGTTCAACAATTGTTAGAAAACAGGTCATTGAATGATGAACAGATTTTTAAAGAAGGTATAAAGTATGATGCTAAAATGATGAATCGTTTATTTGGAGAAAAAAACGGTTTGAAGAAAATGCGAGACAGACTAAAAAGAGGCGGTAAAGCATACGGAATTGAATTTAAAAGTAGCCCAACAGGTTCTACTCGTTTTACTTATGATAGCAATACATTAGCAAAATCAATAGAAAGAAATGGCAAATTTCAACTATGGGCTAATAATGACCGTAATCTTTACTTTGTTATAAACTATAAAGATGATAAGATGATTTGGAAAATTGACACTAATTCAGACGAAGAAGTATATGACCTTTTAGGAGAAGCAGGTAAATATCCCGCTACTGCTACTAAGGACTTAGAGCAAAAAATATTATTGGACAAAGGTAATTTGATTTTGGGCGCACAACGAAATGATTACCATGAGTATATTATCAAGGGGGAGGACATTGTTTCAAAACTTCACGTTAGATATTTACCCATTGATGGTAAAGAAATGTTTTTAGCATGGACGGGGTATGAAAACAAACCGACACCTGATTCATCAGATGAAGGAAAAATAGATATTTATGATAAAAATTGACTCATTTTTCAAGAAAGTTTAATATAGTCGAACATACAAATATAATATCATGCAGTTAAGGACACCTATGTTTGGAGATGACTTACATAGTGGGGGAGAACTTGTTATTCTCAAGGAGGATAAAAATACCGTAATTGCAGGTTACGCATCAGTAGATGTTGTAGATAAGCAAAATGATAAGATTACGTTAGGCGCAATTAAAGAAGCGGCTGATAAATTCATGAAGCAAGACAGATATAGAAATGTGATGATTACACATTCTAATGTGCAGGTCGGAGAAGTGGTAGACCAATATACAGATTCCAATGGTAAAGTCCTAAAAACAGGCGTTGATGATACAGGGTTTTTTGTGGTGATAAAATTAAGAGATGATATTGAGAAAGCGAAAGATGTTGCGAGGGATATTCGTCGTGGCAAACTTCGTTCTTTCTCAATTGGTGGTCAAGCAATTAACAAGACCAATAAGTATGATTCCGATACGGGAACATACAAAGAAATTGATAAACTTGAATTGCATGAGATTACCATTTGTGAAGAGGGAATTAATCCCGAAGCCAAGTTTAATATTGTAAAGGAGGACAAAAAAATGAGCGAAATTGAAAAAGCACTAAGCGAGTTTAATGAAGTAATGGCAGAACTTAAGGAAACTATCCAAAAGGAAGATGAGAAAGACATCGAATCTATGGATAGTATGCAAGAGGAAGGAGCCGACATCTCAATGGAGGATGTTGATGAAGAAGAAAAGGCTGATTATGACGATGATGAAGGAACCAGCGAAAAAGGCGACTATGAAATGGAAGACTATGAAGCGGGTGATTATGATATGGACAAGAAATCTGAGGAAATTAAAACTCTTGACCTATCACCGTCTAACATCGAAAAAGCATATGAAGCATTTAGAGCCGAAAAAGAAGAAGAGAGAGCCTATTCAGTTATCAAAGAACAATTTGAAAACCGCTACAAGGAAGAACTTCTAGTTGAAAAAGCCGAGTCTGAAAAGGCTAACTTTGATGCACAAGAAGCAATTGGTTCTCTTGCTAGTGAACTAAGCGAACTAAAGAAATCTTTGGAGAGCGACGTTATCGCAAAGGCAGAACAAAGAGAGGCTAATACCATAACTGTTGGAGATATTGCCAACATGTCATGGGAAGAAGCCCATAATGAATTTTCCCGTTTGAAGGGGGGTAACTAAACATGAGTGGATATTTTAAGACTATCGGAGACATGGAGCGAGCGACCTATGGTATGGGAAGCGACAACATTTTGAAATCAACAGGAATTACTACGGGTATTGAGGGAGCGCACTTTGATAACGCAACAGCCCAAACAACTGAACTTTACAATATTGTATTTGGACAAAAAGTTTGGTCAATGATTAACCGTGAAATGAATGCACTTTCTATGC